TTTGTAACTATACTAAATTCATTGTATCTGTCCTTATATTGGCTAATATCTGTGTTATTTAACATAACAAATTTAACCTCTGTATTTGCACTTCTATTAGTAAAGACAAATAAATAGTTAGGATTTATCAATAATTCCTTTTCAGTTAAAGTCAAAATTTTGTTTTGGGTTTGTCCTTTTGTTAACCTAATCATATAACTATATAGCTAAAAAGGTAATTTGTTGCATATCCTATAATAAAAAACCGCCGAACCAATGAAGGAACGGCGGCAAACCTATAAACCTATGAAAAAAACTTATCCAGCAGTTGTTAAAACAGAATAAACTGCTTGTGCAACGCTTGGTGCTAATGCAGCTTCAGAACCCGTAAAGGTTAAAGAAAATCCGCTTCTGTCACCTTGTGCAGTTCCAGTTCCAGCAGTACCGGCAGTTAAATCCAATCCTCTTGTTTTACCAAGATACCAATACACGCCGTTTGAATCTTTTACTACTGCGATCAAAGTATTTTGAGCAAGTAATAAAATTTCGTTTCTTGTTGCAGTTTGTAATTTATTTAAAACTACTGTTAACTCTTGCGCATAAAATACAGTTCCATTTTGTACGTTTGTAGTAATTGTTTGATTCATCATAGATGTATCTTTTACTTGCTCGTATTTATAGAATCTTTTACCTGTTGCCTTTGTTAATGTAGTAATCACTCCGCTTGCTTCGGTTGTTGCAGTTACGTTTGCTGCTTCTATGAAATACACTTCCGTAACACCGCCTAAGCTATCTTTGCAGTCTAAAGTGTATCCTGATGTTAATGCGCACGGCATAATATATAATTTAAAATTTTATTAAAAATAGGGGGGTTTTATCCCCCCTGTTAATTATGCTAAAACAAATCTAACAACTTCGTCAGGGAATGCAATATTTACTCCCATTTTAAATTCAGATACGAAACGAACTTGATCAGCTTCTTTTGCGTAGAAAATTTCAAACTTCTCCTCCTCGTTCAACAAATCTGTTCCTAAGAACAAGTTGCTTAAACGCATTGCATAAACCTTGTTAGTTCCGTTCAAACCTGCAAGTGCTACAACTTTAATCATAGTACCCGGTAATACGAACTCGCTATCAGCTTTTACGTCAATTTGATAAAAGAACGAACCGCTATTTTTAAGTGCGATTGTGTAAGTTCTAAATACGTCTTGACCGCAGAAAATAGTCATATCATCAGCAGCTACTACTTTCGCAGGAATTGCTTGATATACACCATCAAAAATGCTGATTACATTCGCAGCAGTAATTGAGCTTAAAGGCGCACCTGAAATGAAAGTAGAAGTATTAGCAGCTACAACACCAGAAGCAGCACCGATTAATTTAACTAAGCCGTCAAACTTATTTAAGTTAACATTAGCGCTTGCAGTATCACCCTGCCATAAACCAATTTCTAATTGTTCAGCGATTGTCTTTGCTTTTTTATTAGCAAATTCTTGCTCAAAAGGAATAGAATCATACATTGATCCTGTTGGTAATGCTTTTTGTAAGTACTTAGATTCTAAGTCTTTAGGACATAAAGATTCATTTACTTTAATTTTACCAACTGTTACTGTTCTTTGAGTAAAAGTTGTAGAACCAGATGCGTTAAATCCGCAAGTACCACCTGCTTGGAAAATCGCGTCTGTATCCATAATATTAATTGTTTCAGCAGACTTTACGCCTACCATAACGTTACCTGCGCTCTTAATTAAATCAGCAGTCTTTGCACCTAATACAGAATCAGTTACCAATAAGGCTTCGTTTTGCTCTGTTTAAGCGGCTAATGTTGATACGTCAAATCCCATTTTATTTAATTTTTATTGTTTAAAATTGCGTTTCTATATTTTTCTAATCTTTGTTCTTTAATGCCTTTTGTATTTACAAACTCATTAAAGCTATTTGGTTTTTTAATAGGATCTTCGCTTGGCGTATTTGAAAGTGCTTCTATTAATTCAGCTACTTGTGCAAATCCTTGCTTAACCTTATTTTCTAAATCCAAAACTTTTGCATCAGATAAATTTTTAGCTTCAGTCAATTCAGCAATTTTTGCTTCAAATTCTGCTGCCATTTCCTCCATCTTTTTATCTTTGTAATCTGCTCCTGCTTCAACTTCTGTATCCACCTCTGGGCTTGCCTCAACTACTTTAGTTTCGATAGCGGTAATTTTTCCGTTTTCGTCTAATGTAATTTCAGTTCCGTCCATTAATTCGTGATCACCTGCTGGTGCTGGTTGCCCTTCAATAGTTACTAATCCGCCAATCTCTAAAGCTGAAATTTCAACCTTAGTCCCGTCCATTAAAGAATATTCAGCCATTTCAACCTTAGTTTCCTCAACATTAGGGTTATTAGCTTCATCTTCTTTAACAGGCGCAGCATTGTCCTCAAACAAAGCCTTAATTTTTAAAATTGCTTCCTGTGCGTTCATACTTTTTTTATTATATAGTTAAAAAATAAATAGTTTATCACTTAACTTGTGATAATATTTTTTTGATTGCATCGACCATTGACGCAACCTTGTTTACTTCCTTCGGTTTGTAGGTAAATAACCCCTCTACGCTAAAACCCATTATTTGTCCGCTTTTAACCTTAGCCCACGCCTCGTCATTATCCACAATCATAGATCCAAACCAACTGCCAACAGGCGCATCTTCAAAACCTTTCATTGGCATAATGCCACGCGAAGGATCGGAAATAAAACTTTCAAATAAAGTAACCCCTTCAAACTGTTGCTTAGAATCGTGCATTAAATTTACATTGCTCTGGAACCCTTTTTTGAAAAACTTTTGTACAATCTTAAGAATAGTGTCCGCACTAAAAGCAACATAGTAATCGCCGTAAGTAGCGTCAGACCTAAAAATAGGCGTGTCAGCCAACATAATAGCCCCTGAAATAATGCGACGATCTTCATTTGTTACCTCAAATTTTTGGGTTTTTTTAAATGCGTTCCAATTCTTTTGAATTGCAGGACGATCCACTAATGCAATAAAGTCAACTTGCGAATCATCTTCTATGCTATCCGTAATGTCTAACATATAAATAGGTATGTCTGTATTCATATCTTTAAATAGTTTAATTATTAATATTTATCGTTTAACTAAATCTTGCCCTTTGTCTTATAGCTGCCATTCTTTGTTGGTTGCCTGTTACGTCTGTTTCAATAACGTAAGCCCTTACTGCTTGATTTCCTAAATCATTAATTGATTCTCTACTTATATTTGTAGTTTGAGCCATTGGTAATTGGGGAACCATTGGCGCCTGCGTTGAAATTGCAGGGACAGAACTTGATCCTGTGCCACCTCCGGCTGCTGAATTAATTTGCTGAATACCTTGTGACGATGCCGCAATAACAGAAGCGATTGATAATGCACCCGCTATTCTTGCAGGTATATATGCAGGGTTAGGAATGCTTGGCGGCAATATTGGAGGGATGCTATTCATTTGCGTTATAATCTTAGCAATTGCAGCACCCTTTTCAATTAATAAACCAGCTATTGCAACTGTCTTATTTTTACCTGCTATTTGCATTAATAAATTACCCGCTTGTTCTGCAAACCCAATATATTGTAATTGCATTGCAGTTTGCGCTTCCTTCTCTGCTCTTTTACTATTAGTAATATCACTGTCAATATCTTGTTCTTGCTTTGCATATTTAGCAATAATTTCAAGCCTTTCTTGTTCTGTAAGTTCTAAATTAGATAATTCTATTGCTTTTTGTTCTGCTATATAAGCCTCTTTATTAGCTAATCTTTGCTGATCCTCCTCGAAGTCAAAATCTAATAGTTAGTTCCTATAAACTAAATCAGTAATTAGGTTTTGCATTTCCTGAAAATCTAATTCTCTTTTTTTAGTAGCCCTTTGTTCGTCAAGCTCTATTAATCTTTGCTGAAGTTGAGTATCAAAATCTTCATACGCTTTAGCATCTGCTTTAGCTTTTTCAATTCTTGCTTTTTCCTCCTCTTGTATTTTTTTTCTTTTATCTGCCCTTTCTTTAGCCGCAACTTCATTTGCTTTTTTAATTCTGTTAGCTTCCTGTATATCTAATACTTGTAATTCAGTATTTAAATTAGCTATGGCTTGTAACTCCTCTTGCGTTGAACCTTTTACTAACTTAATTTGGTTATTAATCCTTATTTTCTTTTGCTCATATATTTCATTCTCTTTGCCACCTTGTGCTTCTAATATTTTTATTTGATTGTCTATTGCTTTATTAGAAGTTTCTAAAGCTAATTTTAAATTATCTTGCGCCCTTGCTGCTTCGCTTGTTATACCTACAAAGTCAGTAATGCCTTGTACTATACTTTTAATTTTATTTCCAAACTCAACTAATCCGGGAAATAAATTAGTTAAAGTTTCTTTTACTTTCTCAAAGTTTGCTATTAGTAAACCCAACCCAACTGCTAATGCACCTACTCCGGTTGCTATAATTGCGCCTCTTAATGTACTAAATGCGCTAACAACCTGTGTTCTAATTACCGCACCTAATTGTTTAAATGAATCAATACTTTCGCCGACTGCTTGTAAACCTTGCGAAATAGCCATTGCAGATTGAACCTTCAATAATGTTTTTTGCACATCTTCAGATTCTTTTCCGAATAAAACCATTGCGCCCTGTACTGCGCCAAAGCCACCTGCAACACCTGATAGCGAAGCGGTTAATGCCTTAAACTTAGCATCTGGATTAAATGCGTCAACTAAAGCTTTCGCATCCCCGATTCTGTCTCTTAAAACTGCTGCTCTTTTTGCTGCTTCAATAGCTTCCTTTGACGTAGCACCAAATTTTTCAGATAACGCTACAACTTCGGCTTGCGCTTCTCTTAATTGTTTTTTAAGTGATCCGACTGACCTATCGGCTTGATCGGTATTTACATTTATATTAAGATCTAAATTCTGTGCCATTATAAAAAATATTTTGTTTCAATAACCTTTAATAAACTAATTTTTGTTGTCTTGTATTCCATTGGGTTAAACCCGTCAACCTTATTAAGCCTAAATAATACCCCGTCAATCCAATAAAACTTACTAAAGTCTAAATTCATAATGTCAACTGTATCTAATAAAGCAGAACAAGTTAATAGCTTTGAATCTTTGCTTGTTATTTCCGCAATATATTCGCTATGGTACGCATTAAATACATTAGTTGACGGATAAGTATTAACATTAAATTGGATTTCAAAAGGAACCCCAAAGTTAATATCATTGGTAGGCGCAAACGGATTGTCTAAATGCCCTCCATATCCATAAGTTGTAATAGTGTCAATTACAGATAATCCATTTAAAATATTATAACTCGTTCTGCCTGTTATCTTTTTAGCTTGCATTATTCTAATAATACTATCCATCGAATTTTCTTTTGTGTTATTATCAGATACTTTATAGATAGCAGGATAAATTTTATCCGTTCCTGTTTTTTGGTATAAAACACTTGGCGCAAATATTACGCTAAGGCTTTCTGTTTCTTTACTAAAATCATAATCAGTATCATAAATCCTATCCCCGTAGCTTTCTTGATATTTTTTATTG